TCCATCGGATTCGGACACCTACCTTCCTACAAGATTCGTCTTGCAGGTGGTCTGCGTGTTGACAGAAGCGATGACTTCAAGTTCGCTAACGACCTTGCCGTCTTCCGCTTCATGCTTCGTGTTGACGGAGACCTGTCACACCAGAGCCACTTCCAGATTTTCAAGGGTTCGGCTGCATAGTCAACCTTAGATATCTAGCAAGTCCCCCGGCACAAAGTCGGGGGATTTTGCTATTGTGGGGGGAAGAAAGGAATTTATGAAGCCAGAGCAGTTAGACCTAACAGTTACAACCTTCTCCAATTCGCCATACCAGCCGACAGGTTATGGAATGCAGATCGGGCAACTTGTTGACAATCTTGCAAAGCATGGAGCGAATGTTGCCCATGTCTCAAACTACGGATTAGAGGGAAACAACTCAACGCACAAAACCCCTTACGGAGAAATCCCACACTACGCAAGAGGGTATGAGCCGATGTCGCAGGATGCACTTGCAGTCGGACACAAGATGCAGATGGCAAAGAAGGATTGGAAAGATTACATCCTGACACTTTGCGATGTCTGGGTTCTAAAGCCTGAGATGTGGCCGACAGAAGAGTGGCCGAACATTCTTAGCTGGACACCACTAGACCATATCTCAATGCCTCCTGCGGTCAAGCGCTGGCTAGACAAAGACAATGTTCAACCGATTGCAATGTCACCCTTCGGCATGGAGCAGTTACAAGATGTCGGCATTGAGGGCATTTATATTCCTCACTCAATAGATACAGTCAACACCTTTAAGCGCACCGACAAGATTGGCAAGCAAGACGGCAGAGAGTTCTTGGGTGTCAAGGAAGATGACTTCCTAGTCGTAATGAATGCAGCTAACAAAGCAAACAAGTCAATTCACCGCAAGGCTTTCGCTGAGGCTTTCATGGCTTTTGCAATGTTCCGACAGACACACCCAAACGCTTATCTCTATGTTCACACCGAACCCAAGGGTGTTTATGGAGGCTTCCATCTTCCCCGACTAGCCGAGGCTTGCGGGCTTGACATGAGTTCTGTTATTTTCCCTGACCCCATCGACTATCGCTTAGGCGTTGATCCGAAAGACCTAGCTGGCTTTTACTCGGCTGCCGATGTTGTCTTGCAGGTTTCGCTCGGTGGCGGATTTGAAATCCCAATCATCGAAGCTCAGGCCTGTGGCGCAAGAGTCATCGCATCCGACTGGACAGGTCCAAGAGACTTAGTAGCAGAAGACGGCTTCAAAGTTCAAGGACAGTTGTTCTGGGATGAGGCGCAGATTGCATGGTGGAAAGTTCCCTATATCTCCTCAATCGCTCAACAGCTAGAGAAGGCTTATCAGGTAACAAAAGAAGAAGGCCGTTACTCAGAAACATCACGCAAGTTTGCTCAGCAGTTTGACGATGTGAAAGTCTGGAATCACTATTGGTTACCATTCCTGAAGACACTGGTCTAATCTCTCTACCCCTAGCAATTTGGGGAGATGGTTATTCTCAATTCCTGCCTCAATGGTGGGCAGGAGTGCAGTCGCTTGAGACTAAGCCGTTTGAGATAAACATTGTCACCGATGAGAAGAACTGGGAAGCTGTCAAAGCAAGCGTTCCAAACGAGGGTGTTGTCAGGGTAATAAAAGAAAATCTAAACAGCTATGCAGAGTATTGGAACAAAGCAATCTATCTATGCGTTGGCAAGTGGATAGCGATCTGCAATGTCGATGATTACTTCCTGCCCAAAGCCTTGAACTCCATACCTGAGGCAGAGGCGGCAGGTTGCAACCTAGTTTGCGACTGGCTTAGAACCAAAGGCTCGGACTCAGTTCAGCAGACTAAGTGGCTGCCAGAGACCCTTGATTATGAGTTCGAATTAGGCGGTGCTAACCCCATGACCAGACACCTCTGGCAAGCCTCTGGAGGCTTCCCTGAAGGCATAAGATTCGCCGACTGGGGTCTTGCGCTACACATGCGAAAAACGGGCCTTGTAAAGCCGTATAACACGCCTACGATGAGGATTGTTTTTGACAGGGGTTATGACCGCATGACAACATCTGGGGCATTGCTTGGACCTGATCAGAGAGCAGAGGGCATGGAGCAGATTAGACAGCTTGCAAGGTCGCTCAGGTGAAGGTTCTCATCTTGGGCGCTGAGGGGATGCTTGGCTCGGCGATGAAGAAAGAGCTTTCTTCTTTTGACCTGATTGCACCCTCACGCTCAGAATATGAAGCCCCTGACTCGATTGACCGATTCATGCTGACCGAGGGCGATGTTGTTATTAACTGCATCGGCGTTATCCCACAGAAGAAACCGACAGTCGAAAAGCTAGAAAAGATAAACGGCGATTTTCCTCACCTGCTCGCAACTCGCAAAGACCTCTATTTCATTCAGATTGCAACTGACTGCGTGTTCGCAGGTGACAAGGGTTTCTATACAGAAGAATCAGAGCGAGACGCAACCGACCCCTACGGCGTGAGCAAGAAGCGTGGCGAGGTTTCGGCAGCGAACTGGCTCAATCTGCGCTGCTCGATAATCGGAGCGAACGGCAAAGGCTCGCTATTTGACTGGGTAAAGAACCAACCTGAAGGCGCAAGAATAAACGGCTTTGTCAATCACTACTGGAACGGCGTGACGACCGAGGCGTTTGCAAGGGTGGTCGCAGGGATAATAAAACAGAATTACCTATTGGCTGGAACTCAGCACCTAGTCCCCGATGACTGGGTTTCCAAATACGACTTAGTGAAGATGATTGCCAAGCGACTAGGCAGAGATGATATCGAAGTGATACCAACCATAACCAACATGATTGACCGAAGACTTGCGACCAAATTCAGCTACACCAACCGACTGCTCTGGCGCAATAGCCGCTACCTCAGAGGGCCAATGATTTCGGAGATGGTCAGAACAATGTCGGTAGAATAGAGGCGGAGGAATAATGGCAATCACAAATGGCTACGCTTCACTTTTACAGCTCAAGGCAGCACTAGGCATAGCTGACGGCATTGACGATCCGCTACTAGAGATGGCGATTGAATCAGCCTCACGCCAGATTGACTCCTACACCGAGCGTTATTTTTACAACGCTGGCACTGCTACCAAAATCTTTGCCCCTATTGACAACTATGTTTGCGAGACCGAGGATTTCATCACCCTGACCAGAGTCAAGACCTCCGAAGACGGCGAGACTTTTGATACCACTTGGGCAGCAAAAGACTGGCAAGCAGAGCCTCTGAATGGTCGAGCAGGTGGCGTGACAACTTCTTACTACCAGATCAGGGCAATTGAGGATTACCTATTCCCATACCGCAACGGCGAAGCTACAGTCGAGATAGTCGGCACTTGGGGTTGGACTTCTGTTCCAATTGCAATCACTCAGGCAACTGTCATTCTTGCCTCAAGAATCTTCAAGCGACTTGACTCGCCTCTAGGAATCATAAGCGGAGAGCTTGGCTCCATGCGTGTCGGCTTCAGGCTTGACCCAGATGTCCAGCACCTAGTTGATCCATACCGCAAAATCAGGATGGCATAGTGGCCTCAATCACAGAGCTGCGTGATGGACTTGCTGCGAACCTAGCAACCATTCCGGGGCTAAGAGTTTCCCCAACTATCCCCGACAACCCATCTCCTCCAATCGCAATCGTGCAACTTGCAAGAGTGCAGTATCACCAAGACTTCAAGCGAGGAATGACCGAATACAACTTTGCCGTTCAGGTAGTTGTTGGCAGGGTGGATGAAAGAACTGCTCAAAGAAATCTCGATGCCTACTGCTCAAGCACCGGAGACTCATCCGTTTCGCTTGCGGTAGAATCGGATAGGACACTAGGCGGAAAGGCCTTTGACTGCATAGTGACCGAAATGACGAACTATGGATCAGTGCTGATTTCAGATGTTACTTATCTGGCAGCCGAGTTCAATGTTCGTGTGTTAGCTAACTAATTAGGAGATAAATAAATGGCAAAGCAAATCCTTACGGATGTTGTTGTCCAGCTCAACGGAACTGCAATCTCGCAGAATGTAAACTCCGTTGAACTAACCACAACTTCAGACGCAATCGAAACCACGAGCTTTGGCTCAAGTGGTTGGAGGGAATACAAGGGCGGGCTAAAGTCTGGCTCAGTAACCCTTTCGATGCACAACGACTACGCAAGCACAGCACTAGACGGCATTCTTTACAACTTGTTCAACACAGTTGCAACAGTGGCCGTTTTCCCTGCTGGAACACCAGCGGGAACCAATACCCCTAAGTATGAGTTCACAGTCCTTGTGGACAATGTGGCCCCCGTTAGTGGCGCAGTCGGCGACTTGGCTGTCCAGAACCTAACATGGACCATCACTGGTGCAGTCACTAGAGGCACATCAGCCTAGATAACTAAATAAGAAAGGAGACCAAGATGAGGATGCAACTCGAAGTCGAGTTCAATGACGAGACTAAGAAGGATGTCAAGGTGATCATGGCTGACATGGTTAAGTTTGAGTCCGAATACAACCTCAGCATTGCGAAGCTAGGGCAGGAGATGAAAGTTACTCACCTGCTCTGGCTCGCATGGTCAGCACTTACCAGAGAGAAGCAAACCAATCTCGACTTCGACAAGTGGGTTGAGACTGTTGCTTCAGTAGGAGCTGTTGACCCAAAAGCATCCAAGGGCTAGGAGATAGCTCGGCTCACTGGTATCTCGTTAACATTGCTTACGAATACAAAGTGAGTCCCCTAGAGCTTATGAAGCTCGATGAGCGAATGCTTTGGACAATGGGCCGCTACCTAGTCTGGCGAGCGCAAGAGATGTCAAAGAAATAGCAAGACCCCTCCCAATCGGGAGGGGCTTTGCTTTTAGCTAGGAGACAACCCTAGACATAACAGTTGGATGATTAGCGTTCTTTAGGTATTCAAACCTAACAATATTCAAAGCCTCATTGGCCTCTAGCAATCTGCCAGTTAGTAGATAGATAATTCCCTGCACCGCACGATCATTGAGACCCATCTGTTGCATTGCTCTGACAGTTCGGCGAGGGCTGTTGTTAAAGTGATAAGCCATCCAGTCAAAGCTGTTGCCAATCAAACCTTCTTCGGTTGTTGCTTCGCCTGTAAAGACGGCAATAGCCGCAGTCATGGCATGAAGCCAGTCAGCCAAGAAGTCTGCTGTGTCAATGTTTAGGGTGGTGAAATACTCATGCTCTTTGTCATGTAGTGCCTGATTGTCTCCAGACAGCAGATGAGTTATTGTTTCCATAATCTCAAAGTCAATGTTGACCCGATCGCCATACATCTCAATCACATTACGAGCAAGGACTGACTCAATGTTTTCGGTTAGATATTCCTTTACTTGGCCCACTTGCTCCCCCTATAAAACTCTATGTCATCACCAAAGTAATACTGGCTAAACTCAAACCCTGCGACATCTAGGAAGTCATACTTGGTCCAATCCCAAGACCTCAAACTTCCGTAAGAGTCAAGTCCGTCATACTGAAAAAACAATCCCTTCCCGAATGGAAGCCTGATTGCCCATGTGTCTTTGTATCTATAAATAATGCTCATTTCTTTTCCTTTCTTTGAGCTAGGTCAAGGCTAGGGGATTGTCAAGCATTTAGGCAGGGTCAAAAGATAACAGTTTGATAACAAGGTAGAATTGAGGCTAAAGGTGGTTCAATGCGCTTAGAGTTTCAAATCCCCATACTTGGCACACAAAAGGCCAGCTATTCGGTCAAGGACATCCGCACCCTCCAGAAAAACCTGCGAGAGATTGAGCCGGGGCTAAGGACTCAGTTTGTCAGGGAAATCAAGGTTGTTGGTCGTGAGGCGGAAAAGCCAATCAAGTCAGCCATAAGAAGAGTCCAACCCTTGAGTGGAATGAGATTTAACTATGGTGCTACTGGTTGGGGACAGGGTAAGCCAATTGACTCAACAACAGTCAGATTTAGAACACAGGCTGGAGGCAAGAGCCTAACCACATCTCTAGTCAGCGTTCGGCTAAATTCTGCTGCCGTCAACATTATGGACATGGCTGGAAGATCTGGGAGAAGTATCGGGCAGGGTAAAAGAAAGAGCGGTCTAACCCCGGTTGTAAGACGCACTGCTTCTGGTGACTTGGTTGCCTATGCAAGACGAACCCCATACGAAGCCGGAAAGAAATTCATTGCTAACCTAAATGGAGCTTCTGGAATTATTAAGCGAGGGGCATCTCGTATTGCTTGGCCTGCTGTTGAGAAAGACTTGCCAGACTTCGAGAAAAGAATTGACAGGATTATTCAAAACTATTACCAAGTAGCGAATAGGAAGTTTGGCTGATGGCAGTAAATGTAGTCCTAAAATCCGTCTGGGATGACAAGGGAATCAAGAACGCTCAAAAGGCTATTCAGGATTTCAATGCTGGATTTGACAAGGCGTTCAAGGCTGTCGGAGTTGCTGCCGCTGCTGCTGGTGCTGCTATTGCGCTATTCGCCAAGCAGTCCATAACTGCCGCCAGTTCTTTAGAAGAATCCACCAACGCTGTCAATGTTGCCTTTGGCAAGTCGGCTGATGAAGTCTTAAAGATTGGTGAGAACGCTGCACAGTCCTTTGGCTTAGCAAGAACCGAGTTCAATCAAGCTGCCGTTAGATTCTCTGCGTTTGCCGAAAGAGTTGTCGGGGCAGGTGGAGATGTAGCAGGCTTTATTGGTGAGGTTACTCAGCGAGCTTCAGACTTTGCATCGGTGTTCAACATTCAAGTATCCGAGGCTTTGCAAGTCTTTCAGTCTGGTCTATCTGGCGAGGCAGAACCACTAAAGAGATTTGGTATCAACCTGCTTGATTCGGAGGTCAAGGCCTACGCTCTAAGAACTGGACTGATTGCTGTCGGCGAGACAATGACCGAGCAGGAAAAGGTGCAGGCTCGCTATGGCTTGCTCTTAGAGTCAACAGCTAAAACCGCAGGTGACTTTGCAAACACCTCTGACTCACTTGCGAACCAACAGCGCATCCTTACAGCTACTTTTACAGACCTACAGGCTGAAATCGGAACAGCCCTTCTGCCAGTTGTCGGGCAGTTAGTAAGGCAATTTGCAGACTTCCTTATTCCAAAGCTAGAACAACTCGGCAAATGGATCAACTCACCTGATGGAAAGAAAGCTGTTCAAGATTTTGGTGATGCTATTGGCAATGTCCTAAAGTCGGCTTTTGACTTTGGCGATTGGTTTGTCAAAAACTTTGACACTATCAAGGACTTTTTCGTTGCCATAGGTATTGGCCTAGTTACCATGCGAGCCTTGACTGGGGCTATACAAATTGCCACAGGTGCGATGGCTTTGTTCAATGGCGTAAGCGCAGCCAACATCTTTGTCGCTGCTGCTGCTGCAATTGCGCTAATTGCTGCTGGAATGTATTTGGTTTATCAGAACACCGAGAAGGCTAATGATGCACTAGAAGAGCAGCGCATTGCAATTCTAAAAACAGAAGACGCTTGGGTTACTGCTGCGACCGCTGGCTCGTCTGCTTACAAGGGGCTTATTCCGGGACTTGAATACGCAACTGAGGCAACAAGCGATTTGGGAAGACAGGGCCTCGTTGCTGGCGGTCACATCAGAGACCTAAATAACATCAGGCTTCAGGGCTTGAGAAATGAAATAACAGGAACAACAGGCGAGCTAAATAGATTCCGAAATCTAAGCAATAAGTTCGTTGCTGCTTTCAAGCCTATTGAGGAAGGTGGCGGCGGCGGTGGAGGCGGAGGCGGAGGCGCAACTGGGCCGACTGCTTTTGAGCGTGTTCAAAAATTTATCAAGGATTCACAGAAAGACCTTGCCAAAGCACAAGAGACCTACAACAAAACGATAGCCGCTGCTCAGAAGCGTTATGCGGAACAAGTCCTAAAGACAGAGCAAGACTTTGCTAACAAGCTCGCAGACATTATTCAGCAGTCACAGGATCGGCTTAGAACGGCTTTCGAGTCTGTTGTAAGAGTTTCACTTGCCGACATCTTTGAGGTCGAAGAAACTAAGTCTGTCGCTAACTTGATTGCAGGACTAACAAACAGACTGTCAAAGTCACAGGCTCTACTTGAGAAGGCAGGAAAACTAAACGCCGCCGGATTCTCGCAGACCTTTATTGAGCAGGTTGTTCAGGCTGGAGCTGACACAGGAAACGAACTTGCTTCGGCCATTCTTGAATCCACACCGCAGACGCAGGCAGAACTGCAAAGACTATTCCTAGCACTTGAGGCAACAGCCGAAACGGGCATGGACTCTCTGGCTCGTGAAATTTATGACAAGCAAGGCTTGGCAACAAGGGAACTAAAGAACCTTTATGTTCAAACCCAAACCGAACTAACCGAAGCTCTCAAGCAATTACAGCTGGACTTCAATCAAGAAGTTATTGACGCAAACCTAGCTCTAGTAGAGGCCGTCAAGAAAATCCGAGAAGCCTTCCAAGAGAACATCGAGTCTATGAAGGGTGACTTGGGAGGACTTGACAGGGTTGTCTCGGAGTTCCTAAAGAAGCTCGGACAGGTAGAGACTAAGGCTGAAGAGAAGATTCAAAACATTACTGGCACAACGCCGGGTGTAACTGGCGGAGCTGCTGGTGGTGGCATGACCGGCATGAACTTAGCCGCATCTTCGGTAAGAGATGCAACAGGTATCTTCATTGACTCCATGAGCGATGTAAGCAGGGTTATCGAATACCTTAACGAGCGAATCAACGCAGCTAACAGGTTTGCTAATGAATCTGCTATTGCCGGCAGAACTGCGGAAGCTATGAGTGCGGTCAATCTAAGAAACGAGTTCCGCTCTCAGCTTGGTCTAATTCAGTCACTAGGCACAGGTGCGGTTGGAACGACAATCAACATAAATGTCAAGACCGACTCAACGCAGTCTTTGGCAATGGTTGGTAAGACTTTGGGTAACACCATCACCAAGTATGTCTCCGCTGGTGGTCAAGTTCTAGTGAGTCCGACAAATTGAGTCAGCCAGTCCAGAAGGTAGAGCTTGGATTTGACATTCTCTCGTCAGGTCTTGGCCCTTATTTTATCCTTGACGATCCGATAAAGGGCAAGCTGAACAACACCGAATACCTTTTGGCTGGTGTTCTGTTCTTCGATGTGACGAACCTTGTTCAGTCGGTAGCAATCCAGCGAGGCAAGAACCGCCAGCTTGACCAGTTCGACTCAGGGTTGGCAAACATAGTCTTCAATAACAATGACCGAACCTTCGACCCTGAATACGCTCTATCCCCATACGCAGGGCAGATAGTTCCAAAGCGTCAGGTCAGGATCTCGTCAGGCGGGATTGTTCAGTTCGCCGGATTGGTTGATGACTGGAATCTGACCTATCAGCCAAACGGAGACTCAACCGCTTCGGCAGCTTGCTCGGATGCAACATCTTCATTCGCCACACAGACAATCGCCACAAGGACAAACTCAGTCCAGAAGTCAGGGGAAAGAATAAACGCAATCCTTGACCTGCCTGAAATCAACTGGCCCTCTACTCTTCGAGATGTTGACACAGGGCTAATGACACTCGGCGCAGACACCATCGCCGACAACACAAATGCCCTGACCTACTTGCGTTTAGTCGAGCGAAGCGAACCGGGTGCATTCTTTATCGGTAAGTCAGGAAATGTAATCTTCCGAGACCGGATTGCAGCTCCGACTTCTCAGGGCGTGACCCTAGCCGATGACGGCAGTGGTATCAAGTATCAGTCTCTTAGGGTGCAATACGGATCAGAACTTCTAGCAAATGAGATTGTTGTCAGCTCGGAGATAAGTTCTTACGAGGTCACAACCCTAGACCTTGAGTCAATAGATACTTACGGAATCTTCAACCTGACCCGAACCGGGCTTCTAATCAACGCTAACAGCGATGTTGATGAGCTAGCCGAGTTCTATGCAAACAAATACTCACAGCCTGAATACCGCTTTGAGTCAGTTGAAATCCTGCTTGATGAGCTGACAGATCAGGAGCAGACCGACCTGCTCGGCTTAGAAATCGGCGATGTTGTCGAAATCAAATTCACCCCTAATGGCATTGCCCCGGCTATCTCCAAATACGCTGAAATCATTCGCATTGACAACTCGATTGACCTAGACAACCACATCATGTCTCTAGGCTTCTCGACACTTGACTTTGCCCTGTTCGTATTGGATGACGCACAATTTGGTAAGCTAGACGCAGGCAACGCATTAGCCTTCTAATAGGAGAAACATGGCATTTCAAGGCCGTAAGGTATTTACCGCAGGAGAGGTCCTCACAGCCTCCGATGTCAATTCCATTGTTGACCAGACCACTATGGTCTTTGCAGGCACAGCAGCCAGAGGTTCTGCTATTGGAACTGCTGTCGAAGGAATGGTCACATACCAGACCGACTCCAACACCATAACTGTTTATGACGGCTCAGCTTGGTCGCAGGTTTATCCATCAGTTGCAGGCACAGTTCTAGCTAAGGATGTGGTCGGTAGCGGAACTTCAATCACTACCTCAATGACCGCAACATCTGACCTACAGAACGCAACGATTTATGTCTCAGGAACTTCCGCCGTTACAGTCACAGTCCCTGATGTCATTGACATTTGGGACACGATCACAGTCTGGCGTAACGCTGGCGGAACTGTAACCATCGCCGCAGGAACAGGCGTGACCGACTGGGCAGGTGCGGGAACAGCAGGAACAGCCGTAACCTTCAAGATTGACCAGACCTACAATGCCGCAACTGTTCAAAAGGTTGCAGCTAACACCTACCGAGTAGTTGGAAAGATAACTGCATAATGCCTATTCCTTTAGGAGTTCTTGCTGTTGCGGGAGCAGGAGGCGGTGCGGCAGCTAATGCCTATGAATTATTAGAATCGGTAATTCTTACTGGCACCCAAGCTTCTATTAGCTTTTCAGACCTGAATACAGCTTATAGCTCTACTTATCAGCACTTGCAAATAAGAGCGACTATGCGTGGAAACGCAAATCAAAATACCACTCAAATTGACTGCTGGTTCAATGGGGATAATGCTGGAACAAGCTACGCTTACCATTGGCTTAGAGCGCAAGGGGCAAGCCTAGCTTCTTCGAGTGGCACAAGTCAGTCACGAATACTGCTTCAGAATGTTTGTCCGGCCAATACTGCAACTGCCAACATTTATGGAGCTTTAGTAATGGATATCCTTGACCCGTTTGAAACAACAAAAAATAAGACCATTAGAAGCCTTTATGGCAATCTAAATAGCGACGTTGTTTATTTGCACTCAGCATTTAGAAATAACACCGAGGCTCTAACCTCTATAACATTTGACCCTCAGACCAATGACTTTGCAAGTGGAACTCGGTTCTCCCTATATGGAATGAGGTCTAGCTAATGCCTACTGCTACTTATATTGCTCTTGCTAATTACACAGTTGCAGGTGCGGGCGATGGTGAAGTTGAATTTACTTCTATCCCTGCGAGCTTCCGAGACTTAGTTTTAGTAATAAACATTGTTGGCCTTAGCGGAACTCCAACAACTGCTGGTGCTTATCTACAGGTAAATTCCGATACTGGTTCAAATTATTCGTATGTCTATATGAGGGGTAGCGGTAGTGCTGCAACTTCTGTAAGCGTGGCCTCAGATACAAAATGGGGAGACGCACTTTTTTCTAGTGACAATCCTCACAACGCAATTATTCAATTCATGGACTACTCAGCAACAAATAAGCACAAAACAATGCTGTCAAGAACAAACGACCCTAGCTCTTTAGGTGTCGCTGGTTATGCGGGCAGGTGGGCAAACACTAACGCAATTACCTCAATCAAAATTGTTGCTCCCGATAGTGCTGCCGATACATTTGACATTGGTTCGTCATTTGCCCTTTACGGAGTAGTGAGCTAGACATGAGTGCTTGGACAGTTATTGCACATACCGAGTTGGGTTCGGCTCAGGCAAACATTACATTTAGCTCTATCGCTGGAACTTATACTGATTTGATTATTCTTTGTTCCCTGCGTTCAACTCAGGCATCAAGCGTGGAGCAAATTCGGCTTTCAATCAATGGTTCAACTGCAAACTTCACAAAAAGGTTCTTGCAAGGAAACGGAAGTGCAGTTGCTTCTTTCAACGGCAGCGATAGTCAAACTGGTTACGCTTCATCAGGCAACAACACCGCAAGCACCTTTGGAAATGCGATGATTTACATTCCAAACTATGCTGGCTCTACAGCAAAGTCAATTTCAGCAGATGTAGTTACTGAGAATAATGCAACCGAGGCCTTTCAGGTGATTCACGCTGGACTTTGGAACATAACTGATGCCATTACGAGCATTGCTATTTCAACTCAAAACGGCAATCTTGCTCAATATTCATCCGCAACCCTCTACGGAATTACCAAGGGTTCAAGCGGTGGAGTTACAGTTAGTTAGAAACAGGTAGAATAAAAACATGACAGACAGACCAACACGCCTAGTTGTAGATTGCAGCCTTCCTGAAGGCCACCCTGACAAGGTGCAGATTATTCCCCTAACCGATGCTGAGATAGCAGAGCGTGAGGCACAAGCCGCACAAGCCGCTATCGAACAGGCCGAGAGGGAAGCTGCCGAGGCTCAGAAACAGGCAAACAAAGAAAGTGCAAAGGCAAAGCTCGAAGCACTAGGTCTGACAGAGACCGAGATACTCGCACTTCTAGGCTAGTCATGGCTGAGGAAACAAACGGCGTTCGCATAACGCAACGAGACATCTACGAAAAGCTCATCGAGGTTCAATCGGTGCAGATTGAGCTGGTTGCCGATATC